GGGAGAAAGGATCATCAGCAGTTGACCCCCTGCTGGCTTTGAATAAGGAGCATTAGCTTTTAGGTCGTTGAGGCAGATGGAGTCGTGACTGCTTGTTCCCAAGCAGACCACGCATTCATCCAATCAGTTGATGCTGGAGGTATGAATTCTTTCGGACATCCTTTATGGAGCCGACGGATAAATGATGACATCCTTTTGGATTTCACCATTTTACCATCCCGCCACTGCTTGTAAGTACTACCTTTTGTTAAAACATCTATCAATAAATCGATTGATGTATTTATCAAACCTGGTACAATCTTGTCCCTTGGTTTCATAAAAGCAACATCCATACCTAGTGTAGCTAATTCTTTTTCAAGATTAACTATCATATAGGAAATTGGATGGTGTTCCCAATCCAGAGCGTATCCATCTGCAGTTGTTTTACCAGACTGTAGGTTAGTATGAAGCTTCATGAGAAGTTCCAATCTAACTTTAGCCTCTTCTAAATACTGAATATCAATAGTATTCTTTACGTGGCCAGCATCTAGCCCTGCCCAAGGGTTGGGGTATAGCTTATGGGTATTTTCATACTCAGGCATACTTCCAACACTCTCGAGTTTGGTTATAGGCTGTCCGTAATCGTAAGGAAGACTGAAATTTAGTATCGCGATATCCTTCATTTTCTGTGATAGGAGCGCATCAAGAGGTTTAGGTAATAGGTTGCCGTCTTTAGCGACATATGTCACTAATCCGAGCTTATCCCTCAACTCTCTTGTTAACTCAGATATCATATGGGTTTCCCCTTTATGAAAGATCTGGTTAAGGAGATTTGGAGAGATTGTCCCTACTATCCGCCCATCTCTAACGAGATTACGAGCGAATTCAGCAGAAGAAGGTTTACCATCTTCATGTTGAATTGTCTTGTTTGCGTTAATCCTAACACCTAGAACGTCAGTCATGTACTGTCTATATCTCTCAGCTAATTCAGTTCCGGAAATGACAATGTCATCTCCTAGGACTGTATAGCGACATGGTAATCTATACTTCCTGCAAAGGAAGCGGATTGTCATGTGATGAGACATATTCAGCATGGCCCAAGATGTATAGGCACCCATGGGTTGACCCACCTCGTAAAAGATGTGCCGACCGTGGTGCTTACTAAACGGCGCAAATTCAGTCATCAGGTAGAACCAGATGTCACCAATTTCATCTCCAAATATTGCTTTCGCAACTATATGTTGATGATTACTTGGCCATCTGTCTGTTGCCGCAGTTAGATCAAAGCTGTAAAGCTTATGACCTCTCTGAGACCACAGTTGGATTAGTTTTACACTCCTCTTTTGGTCCCAAGTCGCATCTCCTTTCATAATCCTAAAATGTTTCATTAAAGAATCATGAAGAGGGAGAAGTGCGCTTTGGATCCACCAGTTGAGAATATAAACTAGCCTTGTTTTACCAGCTGGTGCTGGAATGAACTCCAATTTAGCATTTACCATTGTTATTGCTCGCCCCTTCGGCCAGCGTAAAGTTGATAAATCAGTATCCGAACTAACAGTTCGATTTAGGCAATTGGTGTAACAATCACCAAGCCAGGAATCTGGGCCGTAAATTTCGTCGATTACTCGACGGAAGTTACCCCATCTCCCCATGCTTGATTGTGATAATACAACCAAATCCTGGATCTGACTGATAGCGGAAGGACCGTTTGGTCCCCCCTTAATCGTGATATTGACGTCAACCTTACTTGGTTGAAGTTTTGGACATGCAGTACGACAGAAAGAACTGAATTCCTTGATGTTTTCACTATCAAGAGTTCCAGTAAATTTGTCTTCAATAGTTGCTATATTTCTCGTGTCCGGACTAAGTACAGTTGAATAGACTGTATTTGGGATATACAATGCGATATTTGGTTCCAGATTGATAAACTTCTCTAGGGTATTCAACTTAGTTGGTATCCCGGATTGTTTGTTAACTTTGGTCCAGATTCCACCAACGTCATAGGAAACCTTTGGGTGACCTACGGCGTAGTGTCTACAGCGGTGGTTGGTTTGCACCAACATCTTTGTAGCCTGTATAAGACCGTGATTCAGAATGAGCTTCTCTTTGAATATGTTATATTCCTTTAAAGCAGATTCTGATAACTTTTGCTCCTTAGCAAAACTTTTGAGGAATCTTGCTGATGATGACCCTTTCGCCCTAAACAATTTATTGTTTTGTGGCATAATTGGTTATTATTAGGTATTAACCTAGTATTGCGTTCAGCCATAAGGGCTTGCCAATAACTGGGTCGGCTACGGTATTGTAGACAGCAGTGAGGCCATTTGTCAGTCTTCCAGGTACTGGAAGGTCTGCAACGCCTCTCTGACCTTGTGGGGCAGAGAGCCATTTGTCAGTCTTTCAGAGAACTGGAAGGTCTGCAACGCTTTCTGCTGCTACAAGCCTCGCCATCACCTCCTCTCTTGGGAGCTGAGGAAGCGAGCCTAGGACTAGTGCATCTTAGCTAAAGACGCATCTTCCCACTCTTTCGAG